CACTTGTGTACACCTCTACAAACAAAGTGGTTGTTCCTATAATCACTTGTAATATAGCACCAATGATAGTACCGCCAAACAAGTCGGTAACTGTGCTATGCGCTTGCGCTATGTCTTGGTTCATAAGGTTTCAACTGCCGTTTTGAGTTCATCCATTGTTTTGTATTCAGTATCGGCAAGGTAAACGAATGTGATGCAGCCATCAAGTTCAATGTGGCAACCCAATTCATCTATCTGCTCAAAATATGTGCTTGTTACTTGCTTGTTGTATATTGTCATTGTTACGTGATTGATAAAACATTACATACTGAACTATCACCTGCTGCACCATTTTGAATAGCGCATATTAAGTAGCTATCAACTGTCCAATCAAGCGCAAGTGTAGATATAGCAGCCGTTGATACTCCGAAGTCAGTAGCTGCAAATGTTGTGGCTGTGAACATACGTGTTCCATTTCCTGTTCCGTTCGCCACCTCAACAGGTATCCACCTTGACATTTGCGAAAAAACACTACTTGATGCACCTGCTGCCGTAGTGGCTAACAATATTGCACTTGTAAGTGATGGCGTTGTGTTCCAGTACAAGCGCAGTTGTATTGTGCCTGCATTGCCTGTTTTTGCCGCCCTTGCTAATAATATAACAACCGACCCCGCTTTAAGCGTGTTTGCCTTTACAAGCAAACTTTTTGAAAGCGTGTTTGCCGTTGTTCCTGTAACTGCCGTTCCATTGGTGTTGTCGCTTACTTTAAGTGCTTTGGCCTCCCACAATGAAGTTGATGAATTGTAAATTAATGTGTTGTTGTCCGCAGGTGTTTGCGCTGATACATCGTGCAACTCTTCCAACTCATAGCCGTTTTGTATATTAACATACATTCGACCTGCTGAACCTGCGCTTGCAGTCGTTACCGTACCAACATACACCAAATGATTAGGTGCGTATGGCTTTGTTCTTGTGATTGACCCGTTTGTAGCACCTAAATAAACGCTATCCCCATCAACAAAAGGCGAACCCAAAATGCTCAACCCATCAATCAAACCTTGCATAATAATGATGCCCTTTTGATTGGCTGCGATACTTGCCGAGAATACTACACCAACGGTTCGTGCTGATGTTAAATCACTTTGGTTATTTGCCAACTTCACGGTCATTCTATCACCTGTACCGCCAAACGCATACACCACTTGCCCCTTTGTTATCGTCACGCTATCATCATTTGTAATGTAAGCAAACAAGCTATTCGGACTTGTACCGATACATTGAAACCCATCAAGAGTTGAGTTAAACACGCAAAGCATTTCAGCACCCGCCCAAATGTCACCGCCAATGATTGCGCCATCGTTATTGCGGTAAAGTGTTTTTGCGCCAAGTGTATTAATGTTCAGCGTTGCCCCTGTTGTGTTTCCGTTGGTAAATCTTATTAAATAAGTATCCCCATCGGCATAACCTGTAACACCTGTGATTGTGGTTGTGTATGTGTCTGTTCCCGCTGCGGTTGCCTTTGTGATGCCGCCTAACCCTGTCAAGTCACTCAACATTGCAAAGGTTTCTGCGCCTGCGGGTTTGTCGGGTAAATCAAAGGTAACTTGTTCGTCTAATGTTGATGAAGTGATAGTAGCAGCACCGCCTAATGGGTTTTCAATGCGCACGTAACTTGCAGCAACCGTAACTTCATCACCTCCCCCATCATCAATCCTAAATCCCCCTGATGCTACATTCCCCTCATCTAACACTTGTTGTAAGTCGGGAGTGGCAAGGTCTGCAATATCCTGCACGGTTGTTTTAACCGTTACACCACCTTGCACAATTGGCACTGGCTCCGTGCCTGCTAACGCACCTGCGGATGTTAAGCCACTTATTTTCTTATCAGCCATTATAGTAGTAATTTATTATCGTTTTCCTGCAACAAGTAAAACCCATCTTCCATAAGTATATATCCCACCACTTGTTCCTCAAAAAACTGTGTGGCAAATATACTATTAAGAGGTAAATTATTAGGCAGTTTAGTTACTTGAATTATTTGTCCGCCCACGCTATCGGAAGTAATATTTAACCCTGTGAGTTGACAAAAATTGGCAACTTCATCAATACCGTAACCGAATTGTAACGCTAAATCATAAACAGATTGAGTTTGTTTAATGTAATAGCTGTTATCTGGTTGCTGTGGTGTGTTCTGTTGCTTTATCGCTGCGGCTATGATGTTCTTCTTGATAAATTCATCATAAGTCAATGTAAGGCCATCAATTGAGTCCGTTATCGTTATGTTGTTATCCGTACATAGCTTAACCGAGTATTGAGCATCACCGTAAAGTTGAACGGCAACATCGTAAATCACTTGACCTTGTTTAACTACGTATTGCATCGACCTCGAAGTTAGTTGAATTGTTATCGCTAAAGTTAACCGTTATTGATGAGTACCCATCCTGCGCCAGTTGTGATAGTATCTGTTTCTTCAGTTGCAACTGCGCACCACTACTGTTGAGGTAATTATCAATATTCACACCACAAAGCACGTATTCCTTCCAATCGCCCTGCGCTGAATTGATAATGTCAACAATGTGATCTTCATCACTGTTGCCGATAACGAAATCATTGTTTTCAATTAGCAAATCGTTATCGTTGTTTTGCAAGAAATCTTTAGCCGTTGCCATGTTTGACTGTGTTGTTTTGTAATTCGTTTGCTGTTGTTGGTATTAATGTTCCTGCAATCAATGTTGGAGTTACTAAAGAACTTCCAGTGCCGGGTGTTACTCCTGCATGAACATGCGCATTAAATATTAAAATCATTGCGTTTACTTTATTTTCTAAATTATTCAACTTGCTTACTAAATCATTCACCTTAACCAACCCCCCATTCGCATCGCCTGCCAAGTATATTTGGTCCACCTTGCTCACCATTGAAACATAGGCCGTTGCCTGTGATGTTTGTTGTACGATTACAACGCTATTATCTTTGGGTATCAATGTAAATCCCTTATCGGCATCGGCATTGAGTAGCACATCAAAGAACTCTGCATCACCGTTTATCGGAGTGCATGTGCAGGTGAACGTAGCCAAATCAATTCCGCTCACCTTGCACGCTACACCCTCATAACTTAAATCAGTGATACCGCTTAATGCTTGTATTGCTTGCCTTATGTCCGTTACTTCCTTGCTCATAATATTCTACGTTCTAATTCAATTGTTTGCTTGCCACCTGCATCAACACTTATCTCTGTTGTTACTGACTTGATGAGGTACGTTCCTTTACGCTCTGGGAACTTCCAACTGTCAACAATGGCATAATCACCGGGTATCATTTTCGGCTCTAAAAACGTTTTAAAACTGCCATAATAACCTGTGTAATTCGCTTGCTCTAAAAACGAATTGCACTTAACATCCAAATCGGCCTTGGTTCCACCGTATTGAAACACCGTGCGAATATCGCCTGTGGGATCGCCATAAGTAAACTCCTCTCGGGCATTGTTTTTAATCAATATACCTTTCACTTGAACCTTAACATCATCCTTTTTTAAGTATGTCAACTCCATGCCATCGTATATCATTTTTTCAAACAAAAACACGGCCGATTGCGCTGTATCTTTATAAAATGGCAAACCAACCTTTAACACACCATCGACAAAAAACGAAAACAATCCGTATTGGTCACGTAATACTTGCAACACCTTACCGATGCTTGCCCCTTGTAACCGTATCTGCCCTAATTCAGCATTGATGGCCTTGAATGGTGTTGAGGTGTTTTCAAGCATCTTTTCTAAAAACGTGCGCAAATTAACTGACTTAAAAGTTAAGTTCGGTGCTATGGCCTGCTTCAATAAAAACATTTCATCTTCGCATAATAATTCGATAGGTACGTTGTTGTTAATCTTTGCAATGTAACCTGTGAATATAACGGTTTCGTTTGGGTAATATGCGCCAATGATTGTAACCTTATCACCCCTGCGCATCAAAGCGTTTGCGCCCTCATATATGTTCTTGCTATTGTATATCACATTACGCGGTAAAGTTATTGATGCCGTTTGTGTTTGCTTGTCAAATGAGCGTGTTACCGTTACCTTGTTAACCTTATCAAAGATAAACGTTTGATTTCGGCCATTGCCCTGCTGTTCTAATATTATACGGCAAACTATCCTAAACATTCTTTTTCTCGGCTATAGTGTAATCAACTGTACTTGAACAGTTAAGTTGAAAGTATTGCACATTACGCATCCCTTGTTGCTGTTGCATGTTCAAGCTATCAACAACTATTTTGTTTACCCCTAATATCTCATTCAAAAATCTTGATGTTACATTCAATGCAACAGGTGCCGATGCGTATGCCTTAATCAACCTCGCTTCAACATCGGGATATTCATCGGGGTTTTGTGTTGCCACGTAGCCACGTATAGTCAAGTCAATATCACCTTGTCCGATATACTCCTTAACCGTTCCAACATGGTCGATTAATTCTGTTTTAATGATGTTTTTTACAATAGTTGCATCAATGATAACACCGTTAAGGAATAGGCCAATATTGCTATCTGGCGTGTCATTGGTTATTGCCTGCCCTGCGGGTTTATTATAGTCAAGCGCACTTGCTGTTTGTACGTATTTGTTTGTAAAATCATTAAATTCAAACGTAGTATAATTAGGCCGTTCAATAAACAATGTATCGTAAACAGGTGTTCCCAATAAACTTGTTGCATCGGGCGGATCTGTTTTGATATTGAAATTCCTTGCTTCAACTATCGCACGTTGCACCAAAGGAAGACCGAAGCCCTTTGATAAGGTGCGAAAGTTTGTTTTTGCTGCCGGTGATGGTATGTAAAACTTTAAACTCATTTTGTAGCCATAATTTGGAAGTCATTAACCGCTTCGATTAACGCTTGTGTTATTGTTTCTTTGATTTGTGTTGCACCCTCTTTGATGTTGGTAGTGTTCAAAACAATATTGCCAAACTCTTTGATTGATATGTTGAAGTTTTGCACTCCCCTACTTTCAACAACGGATGTCGAAGTACCGCCTTTGGCTTTGGCTGTTTCAGTTGATGCAGCACCCATTCCTTTGGCTGCCGTTTGTGTTGTTGTGACAGGTGTTTTAAGTAATTGCATTTGATTTTTAACGGCTTCAAAACCGCCTTTAATCACTGCTTGCCTTCTAATAAAATCAGTTAAATCTATTGCACCACTCGAAAGCATAGCTTTGTTTGCTTCCGACATTTTAATCAATTGGCGCAATTGCTCTGCTGCTTGTGTATATGTTTGCGCAGGTTTTTCGCTAAACATAGCATCAGTAAACTTTTGAAAACTTTTTACTAATGAATAAGATTTTGACTCAAAAAATGACTCGTACCATGTAAATTGTTGAGCATTGTATTTTGTAAAATTCTCAACCATTGAATTGCCTACCTTAAAACTATTTGCAAGGTAACCAACTAATCTGTTTGCAAACGATACCGTTCCCGCAATTATCCCTGTTTGGCTTTTACCAATGTTTACTTTTAGCTGCTCCCAACTATCACCAAGCATTGATATTTGCCCGCCTGTTGTTTTGCTTTGCTCTGCCATCATGTTAAAGAACATGCCGCCCTCTGTGGTCATTGATTGAAACGCTTTCTCAACTTCCTTAAATCCAACCTTGCCATCTTCAACAAGTTTCATCACCTCGCCATCGGTAACATTGAATTGTTTAGCCAATTCTTTAACGATAGGAATACCACGCCCTGTAAACTGCATA